CTTTCTGCCTATTTTATCTTGATCTTCTGCCCCACATAAATGAGATTAGCGTTCTTGATACCATTGTCCTTGACAAGCTTCGCAACAGTGGTCTTGTAACGCTGTGCGATAGCAGAGAGCGTATCACCACGTTTCACAGTATAAGTCACTGTTTTCTTGGTAGAGCTTGTAGTCGGCTTGCTAGTCGGTCTGATAGCCTGCTTCTTGAAGCCGTTCAGCCCTGCCGCCTTGATCTTCGCAGGATAGTCCACATAGCAGATGTCCATATCAACATTGCCGCTGATACCGCTGACTCTGCCTGTGGAGCTGTACTGCCACATACCATATGTTCTGCCGTAGTTGCAACGTGAGCCGTACTCAGCGACCCAAAGAGCATATCTCTTAGCGACGTAGGCAGATATGTACTGCTGTAAAGGCGAACGGCTGATATACAGTCCTGCCCAATAGCCTGCGTGTTCAAGTGCATTGCAGAAAGTCTTGACAAGGCTGTTGCAAAATGCTCTGCCCTTTGCGAACTGTGAACGCTCCTCGAGATCGAAGTATATCGGATACTCAAACGTCTTGCCCTTGATAGCGTTGATACAAGTTTGAGCCTCTGCCTTTGCGTCAGCGACAGTTGCCGCATAGCTGTACCAGTAAGCACCGACCTTTAGCCCTGCCGCTTTAGCCGCCTTGTAGTTTTTTTCAAAATATGGGTCTTTCTGATGTGCGTACTTGCCGAAGCCTGCACGAATGATAACATAGTCGATACCAGCCGCTTTTACTTTTTTGAAGTCAATGTTCTGCTGATACTGTGAAACGTCAATACCCTTGAATGTCTTTGCCATAAAATTACTTCCTTTCTAAATCATCAATCCTGTGATTAGCCACCTTGATTTTCTCGTCGATCAAAGCATAATCTTGTTCAAGCTTGTAAGTCCGAGCAATAACGGAATTGTGCTTATCCACACGCTCAGACAGCTTGTCTATCTTGTACTCTATCAGCTTTTGGCTGTCGTACTGTGCCTGCTGCATAGTCTTACGGCTGTTAGATGCTATAACGAGCTGACACACTACCGCCGAAGCAGCTGTTATCAGTGCAACTATTATCGCTTCCGTCACTCGTCATCACCTGACTTTCTTTTGGCGCTCTGCGTGCCAAAGTAGAACGAGATCACCACCGTAAACACCGTGATGAACTGCTCTGCTGAGATCGTGCGTCGAAGTGCCAGCACGCAAAACACCGCTGTCAAGAACAGCGTTACAATGGACTTTACATCAATGAGTTTCGCTAACTTCTGCTTCATGGTATACCTCCTTTGTTATCATCTCATACTCCTCAGCCGTGATCCACTTGCCGACGGCGGCGTGCACCATAGCAACCGACCACAAACGGCTGTCATAGTATCTCTTGACCTTTGCATAGTTTTTACTCATCGCCGCCCACCTCCAACTCAACACCGTTCAGCATAGCCAGAAAATCAACGTTTGCCTTTATTCTGTCTATCTCGGTGACTTTGGGCTTGCGAAAATTGTCTTCCGTCAGCCCTGCGGCTTTCAGCATTTCTTCTTGTAGCTCTGTCATGTTGTACCTCCTATCTCTGACAGTTTGACGATGTATTCTTCTTCGCTTGGCACTGGTATGTGATAGTTGTCATTGCTGTTTTTGAAAATCACTGAACCGCCTGCCTCAACTGTTAGATTTCGCAGAAAGTCGTCGTCAATTAGGGTTGATATGTCCGTTACGATTTGGGTTTCCAATTCGTAATATAGCATTACGCCCTGCATTGCCTGTTTGAATGCGGTGGCATCGGTGTAGGCGGTGTCGTTTACATAGACATATCCGTCAATAGTCGCATTGGTTGCTATGCCCACAGGTGCTGCATCACTCCATACCTCATTTTGCGATTTTGCTAAATATTTTGAACATAATATATTCGATGCAATAGCAGAATTATACGACAATTTCTGTCCACAAATTTTCCGTGACGATGCTATGAAAACTGTCTGGGAGCTAATTCCACCACCAGCAGTCCAATTAAGCGTCCCCAAATCAACGCTGTCTACGCACTGAACGTATCGTTTATTTTCATAGTCCACGTAGTTTCGTGCCGTTCCTGCCGACCAGCCGTAGCCAGGCAGATTGCGGATTGCTTCGGGTATCTGGTAAACGTTGCTGTGGTAGGGGGCGTAGGCTGGCATGGTATCTGATTTGTATATACCATCCACAAGCATTATATCAAATGCGTCAGCTATTGATTGCATGGTTTCTTTGTTACCTGGATAACATGCCACCATAATTTGTGTTGAATCGGTCATATCCCTAGAATTTGTTATAGTTTCTCTGACACCATTCGATGTAATCAGCCAGTTTGCCATTGTGTTGCCATGAACATACACAATTCCAAACGACACATTTGTCGGACACGTTTTTCCGTCTTTCAGGGCTATTTGTAGTGTTTTATTTGTGTCAATTTCAAAACCGTAATACAGACCTAATGCTGCACATTTTTCAACATCAAACAAATTTCGTCCCTGCTCCACGACCTCTGTCACCCCAGCACTAACAATTTCACCGTCAATGACCTCAGAATGACCGCCTATTGACTTCACGCTCATCAGTTTTGCCCCAGTCGGCACAGCCTTCTGATATGCCGTTTCGCTGTCGGTTTCAAACTGGTGTGTCACACCCTGCCCCATGTCAAACAGTGCGTCCACACGTCTTTGCAGTTCCTTATTCGTCAGCTTCACACGTCCTATCTCAGCCGTATTCTTGGCAATTTTTGAAACCGCCGTAACATAATCTTCAGGCAAACTATCAGCCACCGCCTGTGCTGTCTGTGCGGCTGTTTCTGCAGCTGTTCTGTCCTCTGCGACCTTAGCGGCATTGTCTGCCACTGTAGCCTTATCGGTTGTGACCTGCGTTGCCATATCGGTCACCGCCTGTCTGTCTGCTGCAGTGCCGTCAGCGCAGGTCTTAGCGGTTTTTGTGTATCCTGCCGTTATGTTCTTGTCGGCTGTGGTTTGCTGTGCCGATGCAGATGCTTGGGCAGCGGATATCTTGGCGGCGTTCTATGCAGTGACCGCCTGCTGACGTGCGGTTTCTGCGCCCTGCATGGCGGTTCCTGCCTGCGTAGCGAACGTCTCTGCAGATGTCTTTGCGGTTTCGGCACGTTCAGCCGCCTGCGTTGCGGTATCGGTTGATTTCTCTGCGGCTGTGGCAGATTTTTTTGCGTTCTCTGCCGCTGTAGTAGCCGTTTCTGCGGCGGTGACGGCTGTCTGCATATCTGCGTGTGCCTGTCTTCCTATGGCGTCTATGCGGTCTAGTGCGTCCATAGCCACGTCAGGTGACGGGATAGCTGTATCACCGATAGCTGCACCGATGCGCAGGCGGAATATGCGTGATTTTTTAACTAAAATATACTCGTCGCCTGACAGTTTCTTTGCACATATCTGACACGATACTGTCTGCGCTGACCGCAGTATATCAGCCGTAGGCGTCCACTGTCCGCCTGTGATATCGACCTCGTACTGAACGCCGTCGCCATAGTCGATAGTCAACACATAGCGGTCTGCTCCGTCTATCTCCATGCCCTCGACAGACACAGGGCGTGCATTTGTTTCACCGACGTAGCCTAACAATGCGGTGTTCAGTGTTACGTCATAATCTGCATTTAATGTTATCGTCATTTAATCACCCCTCTTTACTCTATTGCAATATAGTCAACATAGTATGTTCCTGTTGGCACATTTACTAATGACCCGTTATTAGATCCCATGCAGACGTTCAGATAGTACGACTTTCCCGAACCACTAACGTGGGTGCAGTAGTTCTGATATGGTGTTGGTGCGCCTGTCTGCCGTAGTGTTGCTATGACCTGCTTAGGCGCAAAGGTCAGTCCAAGCGGGATCCGCATCAGCGCATTTGCTCCCGTCATCTTGTGTTCCACAGTGCCATAGTGTATCTTGCCGGCTCTACTCAGTATCTCATCAATTTCCTCGCCTGCGTGTTGCATCGGATAATCGTTTTCGGTGATATCCTGTGCCAATGTCAAATTTTCATCAGCCATTATCTCGCCCCCTTAAAGCTGTTCTTCAACGCTCAGACCTACCGCCGAAATATCAGCACTCAGTCCGCCGTCAAAAGTAAATCCTAAATTTGTTATTGGTATGTCATAGCTGTCTGTGCCGTTGGTGTAGGTCACCACGTCACCTATGTCGAAACGTGGGTCACCAAGTCTGTGGTACAATTCGGTAGTGTACCATGAAAATCCTCCTATTCTGCGCCACAGAGATTGAAGCAGTGATTCGGTCATGTATGGATTTTCAAACTCCAACACACGTCCTTGCGTGGTATCTGTCACACCAAGCGACAGCGTTTCATCGTCACTGACTTTGCAGATAATGCCCACGATAGCGTTCTGCCTTTCTGACAGTGTTGGCAGGTCTATTGTGTTGTTGTCAAGCGTTTTCACCGGTTTGCCATACCACTTTCGGACGTACTTTCCGTACCTGTCAACATACCCAAACTGACCTTGTGCAGAGGAAAGGTAAGACAGCATTTGTCGCATGGTCACGTCCTTCGGCAATGAGCTGACCTTGAAGTAAAAGTATTTTGAGTACAGCACCTTACCGTTCTTATCTATCAACCTTCTGCCGTTCTTGTCACGCAGTAACCTGACTTCCGTATAATCATTTCCATTCTGCAAACCAAGCTGTCTGCAAATGTCGTCTTCAACGGATCTATTCCAGTTTGGCATAGGGATATGCGGCACATATGGCTTGTCCGAAAAGTACAGCTTATCCGCCATTGTCAGCTGGACGCTGCCGCCTGATTTCTTTGATTTTACACAGGTGAAACGTCCCATTGGTATTTTTTCGTCTGCAAGTATGCCACTAGTTTCGTAGTCTACGAGATACAGATATGTATCATACTCTTTGCCGAGAAATTTCGTACCAACATCATTGATATTTATGTTCCACGATTGCGAACATACTGCACCCAACTCGATGTCGTCTGAAAGTGATGTTGCCTGCATTGAGCTGTCAGCTGACATAATGCTGTCACCTGATATAACGCCCTCTGCATTCTCTATCCACAAGCGCCAAGTACGGCAATAGCTCTCGATACGCTGAGCCACAAGCTCCCCTGTTTTGTACATTCAAACGCCCCCTTACTGCATTATCAAGTCCACCGCAACGCCTTTGCAGAACTGCTTGTTCTCGTCCCAGCCGAAAACTTCATAAGTTGGGTCGCCTGCATAAACGTCAAAAGTGCTTTCCTGAAATGTCTCATCAAGGAGCGTGATACTGAAAAACGGACTGTCAACGTTGGAGATATACTCATTGAGCTTTGCCGTCTCCTCACCTGTGAGATGATACCATTTCAGCGTGACAGTTTTCTTTATGGCTCTTATATCGCCCACCATTTTGCAGTTAGCCGTCCGCCCTGCATTGTTCGACCATATCTTGTTGTTTGTAAAACTGACTTCCGCAGGTGTGGCGACCCTTTCGCTGCCGAATATAAGTCCTCTGCTTTTCATTTTCTGCACCTCCTATGCCCTTATTGGCGACCTGCCGTTGCGCTTGATATAGTCGTTGATATCATCAATAACTATCTGTGTGATAGTCCTGCCATTGAGCGTAAGCGGTATGGTAACGCTTATCTTCTGGTTTCCGCCTGCTCCGCCGTAAGATACAAGAGCCTGCAAAACAGCCTGCGTGATAGTATCAAGCGGTGCCTCGATATTCGTACCACGCTTCTGATCGCCCAGAACTGCAAGGAACTCAGAGTTCGGCGGTATTACTGCACCTTGGGCAAGTTTGGGTATTTCGGGGATATCAATTTGACTTAGGTCAAAGCCAAATGTCTGACCGCCAAGATCACCGGGAAGCCAATCAGGTGTCGTGAAGCTCAGCTCGTTTATGCCGTCGATTATCCAATTCAAAGCGTCCTCAACTGCACCTGTCAGACCATTTATAAGCCCGATTATCAAATTAATAGGTGTTTTTGCTATGTCAACAAGTGCGTCCCATACACCTTTGAAAATCTTCTTTACACCCTGCCAAGCTTTTTTCCAATCACCGGTGAACACTCCCGCTATGAACAGCACAACGCCTTTAAGTGCTGAAATGATGTTCTTCACGGCGTCAATTATATTGCTTATGACATTGCCTACTGTCTTTATTATCTTACCAAGCACACTGCTGACTATCGGTCCGAGTATGCTCACAAGCCAGTTCACAACAGGTGCTATGGCTTTGTTGTAAATGCTCAGAACGCTTGTGATAAGTGTTCCAACAAAGTCGAGAAACTCATCAAGCAGAGGTTTCAAGTGCTCCGTCCAAACGCTGTCAGCCACGTCCATGAGCTTGTCAAACACAGGTTTCAAGACTGTTTCCCACAGGTTGAGAAATACGTTCTTTGTGGTGGTTATACCATCGTTTATGCCGTCAAATATAGGCTGTCCCCACTCGTTCCAAAAGTCTGAAATGCTCTGCCAAGTATCGCACCACAGTGTTTTCAAGGCGTTCAACACAGGCTGTGCAATGCCGTTCCACAAGGTATCGAAGATCTCTTTTATATTGTCAAACAGTACGCCTAACGTGTTCCATACCTGCGTGCCAAAACCCGCTATTAAGGGTAATCCCACAGTGAGAAAGTTTTGCAGTATAGGGAACACTGCCACATTCCAGATATCAGAAAACACCTTGTTGAAGCTGTCAAAAAGTCCTATGCCTATCTTGCCAAGCGTGCTGAAAGCGGTCTGCATAAGCGGAGTAAAATCGTTTATAAAATAAGCTTTGAGCGGTTCGGAAAGCGACTTTATATCGCTGAAAACGCCGCCGAGTATCTGAGCAAGTTCAATGCTCTCTCTTTCAAGTCCGCTCCATATATCAGCGAAAATAGGCTTAAAATTCTTATCAAGATAGTCTGCAAGCTTTTCAAACTGAGTTCTTACTGATTTGAAAAAGTCAGACAGCTTTTTATCTGCCTTACCCGTATCCACCTCAACGCTAGTCCCGGAAGGCTGCATTATCTCCCCAGCTCCGCTGACCCCTGCGCTGTCTGACTTGCTCTCATCATTCAGCTTGTTCATCTGGTCAAAGCTTGCAAGAGATCCCTCCTGTGCCTCTTGAGTCTGTTTTGCATTGTCGGCTATATCGCTGTAATTATCCGCCGCCTGAGAGGTGCTTTTCACTATGCTTTGAGCCTCGTCTGCACTGTTACTTAGTTCAAAGCCGAACGCCTCTGAAAGTGCCCTCGCTGCCCTCTGTGCCAAAGCTATGAGTTGTGAAAGCAGACTGTTTATTGCCTTGACAGCAGGCAGAAGAACGTTCATCAGCACAGTGCCGATAGTTGCTCCGAACTCTTTCCATTGTTCAGAAAGTATTCTTGTCTGGTTCGCCCAGCTGTCAGAAGTCTTTGCAAAGTCGCCCTGCGCAAGAGCCGTCTGCGACATAACGTAATTGTATCTCAGCTGGACTTTTTCAGCCTGCGACATATCGGCAGTTGACTTCGTTATACCCTTTGAAAGCGCATACGCCTGCAAGTTGGCGTCCGTCATAACGATACCGAACTGTTTGAGGGTCTCTGTTTCGCCTGTAAAAATTGATTTCAGAGCCGTGCTTGCCACGTCCTGACCAACGTTATAAAATGACGCCATATCCGCAGACAGCCCCGTAAGAGCCATAGCCATATCGCTTGCACTGCCATTGGCAAGCCCCATTCCTGCCGCCATAGCCATGAAGTTTGAGCCTGTCTGCTTTGCGGTGAGCTTTGAAATGCCGTAGGTCTTGACAGCCGTGTCAGCGAAGTCCTCCATTTTCTGCTTGGACTCTCCGAAAGCCGTATCGACAACGTTCTGAACTTCCGCAAGGTCTGAGGCTGTTTCTATGGATTGCCTGCCGAAGTCCACAAGCTTCTTGACGGAGAATGCTGCCGTCACAGCCATTGCAAGGCTTTTAAGCTTTGGCTTGATATCCCCCACCATATCAGAAAGGCTTTTCAAGCCCTTTTCAAAGCCCTCGCTGTTTATGTTGGTGTCAAAATTCAAACACCCGTCAGCCATTGTCATTCACCTCCCGTCAGTTGTTTCAGAAACTCTTTGTCCTCGTTTTCAGCCCTCTGCTCTTCTGCTGAGAGCTTTCGTTTAAGGTCTATCATATTGCGGTGGTTTCTGTAAAACTCCTGCTCGTATTTTTCAAGCTTTTTGCCCTTGTTAAGCTTTTGCCGTATGCCTATAACAGACGAAAAAAGCCCCTCGCCTATCTCATTGAAATAGCCAAGAAAAGTCCACCAATGAAGATATTTTACCGTCCTCGTTTCAAAGCCTGCCGCCTTGTTCACCGCAGGAAAAATAATACTCTCGTCCTGCTCCCAATCAATAGTCTTTGCAGGCTGAACGCTCTCCTGGGGAACATCTCCACCACCAACAAACCAATAAGCCTTGTTGACAGCCTCCTGCAAATGTTCTCGTGGGATATCCTCAGCATAAAGGCATTTAAGACACACATAGCACTTTTCACGCTCGTCAAGTTCGGGGTCTGCAAAGGCTGAATAGATACGCAGTATGACCCGAAAATCCGAGTGTATGGCATACTCTCTGCCGTCTATTTCAAGGGCTGTTGGCAAACTGCCTATCATTTCAGCAGCTCCCTGAGTAGAGCCTTTTTGTCCTCGTCAGAAAGCTCCGCCACATTGACCGCAGGCTGAGCAATATGTTGATGAGCGATAACAGGTGCGGTGTACTTCTCCACCCTTTCTTCGAGCTTTATCTGAGCCGCCGTCTGTGCTGACTTTATCTCCTGCACCACCACCACAAGAAGCGCTTCAAGGAAGTTCACAAGCACAGGCTTGCCGTTTGAAGCCACAGAGAACACGTTCACGCTTCCGAGCGCCGCCGTACACACATCGGTTCCAAATATGTCATTGACCATTTCTCTTGCACGCTGGTCATACTCTTTGAGAAGCTGAGTTCTGTCCTCGTTCTTCTCACGTTCTGACACTTCTTCTGCGATATTGTCAGCCTTGCTCATAGCGTCCTGTATCCTTGTGATGATACCAACGTCTGACACGTTTATCCTTATCACTCTGTTCTCGTCACCGTTTATAGCGTACTCTTTGTAATTGCCGCTGTTAAAATCTATTGACTGCATTGACATTTCTATCGTCCTTTCTGTATTATGGCAAACAAAAAGCACTCCGCTCTGAACGAAGTGCTTTCATATGTTTGTCATATAGTTTATTCTTCCGTAGTCTTTGCAAACGTTGGCACGCCTGCCGCAAAGGTGACAGAGCCTTTCACTCTGTTTCCTGCAAAGGTGCAGTTGAATGGGATATTTACGCCACCCTGCGGTCCGCCATATGACTGCGGCTTGACGATGATATCTTCCGTCCAAGCGTCATACGCACCCGTGGTCTTGTCAACGATGACTTCAAGCACGCTTGTCTTGCAGGCGTCACCGGTAAGACGATTCATCATGATATCCTTGAGCTTTTCGTAAAGTGCGTCACCGGGTTTTGCATAGAATGTGTCAAGGTCGAACTCAGGCTCATAGCCGTTGTCCTCAACTGTGGTTTCATCAAGGATATTCTTCTTTGTGGAAGTGTCAGGATTGAGTGCCACACTTGCGTCCTCAACGTCCTTGCCGAGAAGATACCAGCTTGGTGATGAGGCGACCGCTGCGAATGTAGTGTCAAGATAATGCAGAAGATGACTTCTGTTGAGCTTTCCGCTCTTGTATGAATAATCAGGCATATGTTTTCCTCCTTTTATATCTGATACTGTGCCGCTATCTGCAATTGATACTGCACAGTATCGTTTGTGTTTTCGTTTGGTATTGCATATATCATTCCGTTTGCACAGGTGAGCTTTTCAAGAACGCCTGTCCTTTCCTCGTCATCTGTTATGGTAGTGAACGTGGTATCTCGGTGCTTGTCTGCATAGCTTTCAAGCCACATCTGCAATTCAAGCAGCACACCGCTGTTTGACATTCGGTCAAAGTCGTTCATAGACTGGTACACCGCATAGAGAATGAAGTTATGCTGTCTTGTCTGACCGCCCAAAATATCAGAACTTATAAGGCTGTCGCCTGTTGAGGACAAGCCATAATTGGTGGGCGTATCGTCGGTAAAGTCGATATGGATATCGTTGCAGACCTCCGATATTTTCGGGAACTGCTGCAAAATATCTTTCACAAGCTCGATTATGTTCATTTCGCTTTGCCTCCCATTATCGCCGCCGCTCCTCTGAGTATCTGCTTTTTCTTGTCGGCTTTCATTCGCTCAAACCAAAGCTTGCCTGCAAGTGGCTCTTTAAAAGTGCTGTAAACAAGGTCTTTGTCCGTCAGCACTTTCTTTTCTCCATGTCGGGCGTAAGACGAGCCTGTAACAGAGGATACCATAAGCTTGCCGTAATACTGATAGCGTGCGTAAGGTGCAAGATACTGTATCTTGCCGCTGCCTATTTTTGTGCCTCTCGTGGCAGACTTTCTCAGATTAGTGCTGAGGGTAGGTGTATACTTCACCATATGCCTTATGCACTCGGCGTCAATGAACTTTTGAGCCTTATCAAAGCGTTCTGAATACTTGCCTGCAAATGACTTGTCCCAAGTGATAGCCCTGCTGTCCATAGGCTGACCTATCTTCATTTCACGCTCACCTCCATATGTGGCAGACCACCGAACATATAATCATCAATGCTCATTACCGTAACAAAGTCATACTTTGCACGGAACATTTTCATGCTCTCAGATATGCTCTGCGGCGTTTGATTATCGAACTCAAACTCGCATTTTCCTTTCACAAGCATATCCTTTGCAGGGGTTTTCGGTGCATTATCATCATAGAAATACACCCTTGTGCTGTCTGAGGTCTGCATACCGCTTTTCACGATACTTCCCGACTTATTCTCACACCAGTAAACTTTCTCTGCATACTTCCGCACAAATCCCTCTGTCTGCTTGTCGAAAAGATACACCGTGCAATCGCTGTTCGCAAGCATTTATCTCACCCCTCTGTAAAGCAGTCCTGTTCCGCTGAGCCATTTGTACACGATATCGTGAACGGCTCTGTCAGCGTTCTGCCTGCGGATATCTGAGCTTTCATATGACTTTGACCACCCCCCAACGCTTTCGGAAGATACCCCCTGAGTGCCGCCCTCCTGCTCTGCCTTGAAGATATTCTCCGCAAGCTCGCAGCAGCACATTTTCACTTCTTCGGGGATATCGTTCTCGTCAACGTTGTCAAGGGTATATTGCTTCATAAGGCTTGTGGCTTGCATTGCATAGAAGTCAAAAGCGGCAGATATGTCAGGCTCTCTGCCGCAAAGATAAACGCCTATATAATAGCTCTCGTTTGCATATGCTTTCATACTGCCGCACCTCTTTACTTCTTGAATCTTGCAAGCACTACCTTTGACTGATCTGAGATAGCCACAGTGTAATGCTTGTCAGCAGATATATCTGTGCAGCGCTTTGTACTCTTTCTTTCGGTCTCAACGTTTGTATCACGCTTGAGGTAGATAGTCAGTGCTGATGTTTCGTCCTCAGTTTCGGTATCTGCGTTGAGCTTGATGATAGGGCATATGTAGAAAGTGCCAGCCTTGACAGCGGCGTTCTTTACAACATAGTCACCCACCTTTGGAGTGTAGCCATCTGCACAAGGCGTTACTGAGCCGAGCTTTATCTGTGATGCAGTCGGTGAAGCTGTGCTGTCCGCAACGACTTCCTTTGCACCCTCTGCATCGCTGTCAACTCTCACATACTGTTCCGGGATAGCCTCGTTAAGTGAAACTTTCTTTGACGGAACGATACGGCAGTTCGCTATTTTACCTATCTCGCCTGTCATGACCACATTGCCGTCATACTTATCTGCTGAAATGAAGTTCGGGTCCTTTCTGAGCTGTGAGTTCTGATGAGGGTTAATAAACATAGCCTTTTCGGTGTTCAGCTCCTCATTGAACTTGTCAACAGCGTCAACAATGCCGCTGTAAGAGATAGCAGAAGCCGAGCCGTCATAGATGAGCTGAGCTTTCATAAGTGCGTCCATGCTGTCTGCGTCCACCTTAGAAGCGATAGACATTGCAAGCTGTGAAGTCGCCTGACCCGCAGGGTTGCCATAGCCGCTGAGAAGCGCCTCGTCGGTTATCTCCACCGCTTTCATGGCTTTCTTTACCTTAGCCTGAGTGGAGTCTGTTTCAAGCTTGACAGTTTCGGCTTCAACGCCCTCTGCAACATCAACTGCGTCGCCGATATACTTATACTGCGGCACTGTGATAGTGTCTCCGGGCACGCCAACGAGCGTTCTGTCTATCTTCGCAAAGGGAGATACAGTTATCTTAGACTCTATCTTTGCATCGATCATGTCACTCATTACCTCAGGATCGATAAGGTCGGTGATCTTTGTCTGCTCTGCGAAATACTGCATAGAAATTCTAATGCCATTTGTCATTTTCATAATATCCTATCCTTTCAACTGTTCGTATTTTTCGGGGTCTGTTCGTTTAAGTTCCAGCCTCTGCATATACCCCATTTTTGCAAAGGTTTCCTTGCTCACTTCACCTGCGGCAGGCGTCCCTGTGGGAGCAACCGGGTTCTTGATAGGCTCGGAGCTTTCAAAAAGATAATCGTTATCTTTCTTCACGTTCTCGATAGCCGTCTTGATATCCTCAGCCTGATTTTTGGAAGCTTTGAGAGTTTCCACATCAAGCAAAGCTTTAAGAGCCTTGACGTTTCTTGCCTTGCTTGCCGAGATAGCGTTATCAAGGGCAGCGTCAAACTCCATATCAGATATCTTCGCCTGATACTCGGTATCTTTCTTAGCAAGGTCAGCGGTGAGCTGTGCGACTTTTCCGTTAAGCTCCTTGACGTCCACGCCCTCAAATTCTTTGAGAGAGTTCTGTGCGGTATCGAGGCTGTCCTTATAGTTATCACGCTCCACCTCAAGGCGGCTTTTCACCTTTTCAAACTCAGCCACAGTCTTATAATTTTCTGCCACCTGTTTTGTGATGTCCTGTTTCTTGTCCTCAGGGATAACGATACCCAGAGCGGCAAGGATCTCAAAAATGTTTTTCATATGTTTGTCCTTTCTACATAGCTTATATACCGCTCTGTCTGCGGTGTGAAAGTCTGACAGTTTAACGTCATATCAAGGACGAAATAGTATGAAAAAAGCACCCGTTAAGGTGCTTAATTCCGATATTTGGGTATAAAAATACCGCCCGACATTAGTCAAGCGGTAAAATTATCATTTGAAATACTCTGTAAGTTCAACTTCTGAATCAATGTACACAGCGTCAATATAATAACTGTTGTGTACGATTATCTTCTTTCCATTTAATTCATATATCTGCGTTTGTGAGCCGTCAACATCAGTCAGCATATCGGACCGTTCAATGCCTGGGATATGCTTTTCCAATGCTGCACATTGCTTTTCAAAAATTTCTTTGTCCGCAGCCGTGCAAATATTGTATTCATATTTCTTCATTGCGATCCTCCAATCCATACCTTTTATCTACTGATCTTCGTGTTTTTACAGCGGTCTTCAAAGTGTCTGCTACAGCTTCTTCTCTGCTCATGTTTTTTCGTACCATTTTATTTGATACCAAGTCTTCAAAAGAAATGATAGGGTCGGTCTGGTCAAGGGTTTTACGAGCTTTTTGATCTTCCATTAACTCTCTTGCCTGAAAGCGATACTTGTTACGCAGTTCACAAGCTTGCCTTGCCTGTTCTTCAATAGATTTGCTTTTGTCGATAAGCTGAGGGATATTTTTGTTATGGTGTCTATACCACTTTCGCACGTCTATATCAGACATCTTACCTTTCATATCAATTATATCACTATAATCTTTTTGCGTCAAGTCTATCTTGGTTTTTCCAACCCCGATATTCCCCAATCCGTCGGCGTTCACACGCTCTCTTTGCTGAGGCAGGCCCATTGCTTTTGAAAACCTTGTATACTCCTGGGAAGTGCCACGATATCGGCAGCGTGCGTTGATGATATCCTCCTCGCCTGCACCTGCCTCTTCAAGAAGATGTATCTTCTGTCGCTGTGCTCTCATTGCAGTTTCAAGCTTTCTTTGCCGCTGTAAAGCCTCATACTTTGTGTACTCTTTATCGCCGTATTTAACAGGCTTGTTCTCCTCTGCATTCATCTGCGCAAGCTCCTCATCTGTATAGGAACGCTCAGATATGCCGGGGATAAAGGGGTAATAATCGTGATAGCAATTCGCTCCGCACAGACCTGTCACAGTACCAAGACCGCAGATAGTTTCAAGCTCTTTTTTGCTGTAGACTTTGCCCTGCCATTCTTGATGAGAGGGTCTTGCTCCGCTGTGCCAAGTGACTTCAAAATAGTCTGTGCCAAGCTCTTTGGCGTTGTCCTCATTCATTTTTGCGGTTAGCTGTGAAAGCCCTGTCATCACCGAACGCCTTGCGGCTACGTCTGCCCTGTTGCTCCAGCCTGTGGCATAGTCCACAGTGCGAAGACCTGAGTTCGTCATATCCGAAATGACTTTCTTTATGACCGTATTGTAATCGAACGCTCCGCTCGCTATGCCCATTATGGCGTTATCAAGGCTCTGCTGATAAAAGTCAGCCGCCTGCGTGAATTTAAGTTTGCCGTCAGGCTGTTTTACTGCAAATCCGAGTGACTGAGATATGTTTTTAAGCTCCCCCGAAGTCTGCTCCGATACAGCCGACAGCAGCCTTTGCAGACCCTCATTTTCTTCAAGGGGTATCCGTGCCTTGCCTTTGGTCTTGTATATGCTATCGTCCCATTCATAGCCTTTTTGCAGGATATCATTGTACAGCTCTTTTATCTCGGCTTTGGAGAGGTCAAGGTTATCGGCTATGGCTTTCTTTATCTCACGCTTGCTCATTCCAAGCTCGTGAAGCCTGTATATCTGCCAATCCGCCGAACGTGTTATCTCGCCGTTTATCTTTATCCTGCGGACGATATCCTCCATTATCTGCATTTCAAGGTCACGCAGGGGCTTGTCAAGAGCCATTGAAACTCGCTCTATCTCGCTTGCTTTGAGCATTATTCTATTACCTCTGCGGTGCTGTCGGAGGTCATTTTCTTAGCCGTTTCCTCGTCCTCACCATACCATTTCATTCGATATTCCCACAGTGGCATAATGCCCATAGAAACGTCCTGACGGTCGCTTGCACGCTTTGTTTCATCATCAGCAAGGATACTGTCCTCAAAGTTCACAGACAGCTCATAACCGCTTTGAGTAAGCCCATTATAGAACGCCAGCGAATAGCACAGGTCTTCAAGGCAGACACGAAGGTTATTCTGTATCGCCGTGACAGTATCGAACTTTCTCTGCTTTGAGGACTTTATCTCCGTTGCCGTCTTATCAACTGTCTGAGGGTTTGAGATATCCCCATAGGACAGCCCCACAGCAAACTCTATCTCACGCTTGTATTCTTCAAGTCCTGCGATAAAATCTGCCTGCCTTAACTGCGGTGAGAACTCGTGATAAAAGTCACCGCTCGTGCCAGCTGACACGTTTACCCCTCTGAAAAGCCGTTCATTGAGCTTAGGCATTTCTGCACGCTTCTTACCTGTGAACGGGTCTGTCACAGGTCTTAGCACAGCCTCGTCAACGTCTATGGCACGCTCCCCGGATTCAAACTCCCAATCGAGCCTGCCGAATTGGATATCAGCTTTTCTTATGACTTTTTCTGCCCCTGCGAACACTGATACGCCTGAATGTGAGCCGTCAACGGTATTGTCGATAGGGTTGACATAATAGCCGAAAGAGGGTCGCAGCATAAGGGGATAGGCTATCTGAGGGATAAGCTCCGCCCACTCTGAAACAGCTGTGAGGGGTATCTCAGCACCGAGAGATACGCCGTCATTGGAACGAAAGGCCCTGTTTGTGATAGTCAGCCCTTTTTCATAGTCCAGAGCGTGATATTCAAGCCTTATGCGGTAATCATTATCGCCCATGCGTTTTATCTCAGGGAAAATGACCTTTATAAGCCTGCCGTTCACGTCATACTCCACAGGAATAAACTGCGACTGCGGAACATACTGCACCTTATCAGCACCCAGCGGCTTTATTATCATTGCCCCTGTTGCAAGACCTCTTTGCAGATTTTTGTTGAGGTTTTCAAGGGCGTTTTTCATTATGGCATCAAGCTTATCGTTGGAAACTTTCAGGGTCATTTCATTGATAGCCGTGTTTGCAAACTCCCTCACAACAGCGTGTTCAAGCCGCAGAGAGTGAACTCCCTTGGGTGCTGAATTACCTGCATACATTCTGTCCCACTTGTCAATAGCTCTTATCATGCTGTCCGTCACGGCGATATCAATACCGTAAACGCCCTTTATATCTGACTTTGAAAGCATTCTGCTTATCCACTCCCTTATTTTTGAAATAATGCCCATAGCTTACTGACCCCGCCTTTTCCATACTCTTTCCATTGCATACCGAACGGCGTCGATAACGTGGTCATTGCCGTCGGGATAGCCGCTTATAACGTTGCCCTCTTTATCTCTGTCATACTCGCAGTTGATGAACTCCTCGCAAGCCACAGGACAACGCTTGTTATCTATAACGATACTTCGCAGAGATTGCAGCCACTTATATGAATACTCCCTGCTGTTAGGACCTTTCTCTGCGCCTCTCGCAAGCAAGCCGTATGCTCTGTAATCTTCAACGGACTTGTTCTCTGCACTGTCGCAGGTGATAAGGTCGTTTGCTGTGATACCAAGCTCCAGCAAATGCTTTGCGGTATCAATGTTCTTGGTCTTGTTGCAGGTGTACTCCTGCCATATGAACAGCGTGTGCTGAGCAGGGGCATAATGCACTCTGACAAAAGCGTAAAGGTCGGGATACCAGCCCCAGTCAACGCCGTTATAGATGTTATCGAACTGCGCTATCTCGCTGTCGGTTATCTCTCTTATGAGGACGTTATCGAAAACATTGCCACCAGTACCGTTTGCAACGCCCATATACTCGTTCTCATAGGCAGTGGGATTGGTTTCTTTGAGAAATTCGGCGTCATCAAGAAAAGGCTTGCCAAGCCACTTTTTCGGCACAGTAAGATAAGTGCTTTCGGTAACGAGTCTGTCCGTTCTCGGCACTTTGATGTACTTATTCGCCCAGTTCTGAGCCGACTTTGGAGGGTTGAAAGACTTGAACTTATATGCTTTCTCGCCGCCTCTTATAACAGACTGTTCTATCGTTCGCACAGCTTCTTCACCGCCGAACTGGTCAAGCTCCTCAAACCACACGATGCCGATATAGCCAAAAGGAGGCTTGATAGACTTTATCTTGTGCGGGTCATCAGCACCACGAAAGTATATTTTCTGCCCTGTTGAAATGCGTGTGATCTCAAGGGGCGACTTTGTGCAGGCAAACTCATCATCAAGACCAAGTGCAGATATTGCCCAGAGTATCTGAGAATAAACGCTGTCTTTAAGAGTATTCGCCACAGTACGCAGGACGCAGGCGTGCATATTCTCGTTCTTCATCAGCAGGTCGATAACGTTCAGACCGCAGAATGAAGATTTAGTCGAGCCACGTCCGCCAGGGAAAACATACTCGGAATGTTCCTGCTCTGCAATATCGAACAGGACAGGCGAGAACGCAGGAGCGACAAGGCTCGCAGGGATACCGCTGTACACCTTATCAGGCATAGAAACAGGCTCAAGCTTTTGTTTTTCAAGCCTGAGCCTTGCGTTATCGTATTTTATCTTATGTTTGAGCATATCGTCGTCACGGATAATGTCACGCAGCTCTTTCACCGCCGCAACGTCCCCTTGCTTAGCCCTTGCCATAAGAGCCGCATTCACAAGCAGCATATTATTTATGAAGTCAGGGTCAAGGCTGTTAAGGTCAATGCCCTGCTCCACGAGAAACTCATAGTCCGCTCTGGTATTGAGATCGGAAGAG